CCCTTCTTCTCCAGAGGATCGGCGCAATCCACATCGAGCTTGTAGGCACCAGTCACCCACTGCCACTCGCCCATGTAGTTGGTCGGCATCCAGCTCAAATCACCGACACGGTTCACAGGGCGAACGATGTGCGACTTGAACACATACGGGGTGACGACGAACGCAGCCTCGTACGGAGCGGTAGTCCAGCTCGGGTTGACGCTGAACACCGTGCCTTTGCCGGTACCGGCGGAGCTGGTGAACGGCTGAACGAGCGTGTACTTGCCGCCAGCGTAGGTGTAGCGGGGCGGGAACAGATTCGGCACATGCCGGAAGTTCTTGATGACCCGATTCGCACCAATGCGCTTGAGCAGCTCCGCACCAGTGCCACTGCCCATGTCGGCGTAGCGCAGATCGTCGCGGAAGGCGGGGTTGTTCTGGGCGATGCGCTGGCTGGCCTCCAGACCAATGTAGAGCGGGAACACCGGACCGTCGCTGCTGTAGCTGATGAAGCCAGAGCTATCGGGATTGGTGGCACCGTTGCGGATCAGCGTAGCAGCAGCCACGTCGAGCATTTCCTGCGTCAGCTCGGAGGTGGACTGATTCAGAGCCTGACCAGCGGAGCCGGTCTGAATCCAAGGCAGCTCATTCACGCCAGCGGGAATCGTCTCCACCTGAGTGAAGGACGAGTCGGCCACAGCCTTGATGGCATACTTGGCGAACATGTTCTGATAGCGAGTCTCCCAAGAACGCTGCGCGCGGATGGAGAGCTTCTCCAAGTACACGCGGAGGAACGCCTCGACGCGATGGTCGAAGGTCAGATCGTCCTTACACAGGAGCGGACCTTTGAGGGCGAAACGCTCAGGACTCCAGGTGACGGCATCATAGCCGACCGGAACATCATTGTAGGTGACATCGCAAGCACCACCGTTGCTGCCGGGGTTTCCGGTGGCGAGGGTGATGGCCGACCATTCCTCAGCCGCAGTCGGCTCAATGGAGGTCGTGGTGAACGAGGTCTGGGTCAGACCCGTACCCTGAGGATACTCGCCGCGCTCAATCATGTTGAGCCACATCGAGCGATACGAGGCGCGTTTGTAAACGTCCTGCGCGAGCGACTCAGTAGCCACCGCGAAGGCGTTGAAGACATTAGGACAAGCCATGTTACGAAATGAGTTAAACCGACATTTACCGCGTTATGGTAGGCCATCAATCCGCCACACGGTGGGTGATTATCCTACCTCCATTTGCGGAGTGTCATTGCCGCTTAGACAGGCGCATTCAATGACCAGTTGAATGCAACTCTTAAGGTCGATGCGCGGACTGACGCATAAGAATGGCCGCAATGTCAATCAGAATAGTGGAGGATCGGGAAGCTGGTCCGTCAGCTCCGACTGCTCCGCCATGTAGCTTTTGTACCCACAGAGTAGGCCAAGTTTGTGGGGCTGGATGATATGCTCCCTCGCGATGAATCCTCTGAATGTGTACGGGCCGGGGAAGGTGCCAGTCATCAGAACATAGAAATCAACAGCCTCAGTCTTCACGCCCTTACGCGCATCGACCAGTAGCTTCCCGTTGTCATACTTGGTCGTTTTGACATCGATGCGGAATCCCGGCGGGATAGGCGGGATGACCGCGTCGTAAAGCGGATGCGGAGGCTCACGGTCGGTATCAATGTCAGGATACACATTGAACAAGCGACAGAAAGCCAGCTCGCCAGCAATACCCTCAAGATCGACCGCATGCGGATCTTCCGCGCTGATCTTCAGATTCGTGACGTTGAAATAGCGATTATTGCCATTTCGATTCTTGGCGACGAAGTGGGCCAGCTTCTGCTCTGCTGTGGATAGAAATACTTTTTGACCAATTTTGATTTTGTTTAGCATGGTCAAAAAGGTGGAAAATTTTTGAGGGGGGTATCGTAAACGAAGCCCACCCGCAAAGGGGGCCGTCCCCCACCCTCCGAATCTCCACTTATCCTATAGGAAAACAATCCTTTTCCGTCCATTAGCTAATCTAATCTAGACCATTAGAAACCTAATGACGCACAAACACTGTTATATTCACTTTGTTTCGGACTCACTCGTCACACTGACTTCGAATGCGCGGTCAGGCATTTGACCGAGTAGATTGATTGAAACGCTCGCTTGCTCGCCAGCCTCAGACCAACCGAACACAAGCGCGCTGCGCTTCGCGACGGAGCCTAGGATTTGTTCTCTAGTGCTTTCGTCTTTAATGCCGTCCAGATCATACCCGTTGACGCGTTCAATCGTTGACGCCGCGTCTTCGGCAAGTTTGCTTCGAACGATTGCCGACAGCGCTTCCAACGATTGGGTTTTCTTTTCAGTGCAAATCGTTTGCATTTGAGCCTTTACCTTCGTAATTCCCTCACGACTGGCTTTTGTCTGAAGAGTCGCCTGCGATAGTTGCAAATCGTTCGCAATTGTTTTCCATTCCATCCCCGACAGGTAAAGACTCTTTGCATACTCCCATTGATCTTTCGTCACCTTCACTTTGTGCCACAAAGTGTGCCAAGCGTCCAAACAAAAACACCACAACCTGTTGTGGTCATTATCTTGTAACACCCCCATATCTTGTACGGCACTTTAGCGTTAAAATTCGCGTTTTTATTTCAAAGTAGGGTAAGGACACCGGGCGTTTTCACTCTCAAAAACCCTCGTTTTTTCGCAGAAAACCCTTGTTTTTCGCTTCAAATCATGCCGATTTCCACCCATTGCAAAGAAAAACAAAGAAAAACTAAAATAAGGTTTGCAACCAACGGGCTTTCGGCCCATAGTGTTTCCAGCATATGAAGTTCCTACCAACGATTGACCTATGGGCCGACGGAATGACCGAAGCCCTATACTCTGGAAACTTGAAACTGCAGCGTGGCCAGTGGGTACGTTGTGGCCAGTCCAAACCATCACGCTTTGTTCGTGCTACCAAATCTTCGATTTGGGCAGTTCATCCCCAGCCCGGCCAGTCTGAAAAGTTCCTTTCAGTCTGCGAAACCTTCAAACGCTAACATATGAAACGCATCACCTTGAAACGACTGGCCCTTGTCGCCCTTGTCGTCGCCCTTGTCGCCCTTGTCGCTTTCCTAGAATCATCATTCGGCATCACTCCCAACCATTAAACCTATGAAATCCCTACTCTCCGTCGACACCAACGCCAAAACGGTCAAAGGCCAATCCAAAGGCTATCGGACCGGAATTCTGTATCTCGCCCCCGCTTCGGTGTCCGGTGTCATCAATGTCTGCGCTTTCGCTTCCCCTGCGTGCGAAACAGCATGCCTTTATACGGCCGGCCGTGGCGCATTCAATTCCGTTCAAAAGGCGCGCATTGCCAAAACCCGCCTTTACGTTTCGGACAAGTCCGCTTTCGTTGAAACGCTCAAAACCAACGTGCGCCAATTGATTGCCAAGTGCGCGAAAGCCAATGCCACGCCGACGGTACGTTTAAACGGCACTTCGGACATTGGCTGGGAACGACACGGCATCATTCAAGCGTTCAACGGAACGCAATTTTACGACTATACCAAAAACTTTGTCCGCATGCTGTCCTACCTTTCCGGTGCCATGCCGTCAAACTACAGTCTCACGTTTTCCCGTTCCGAAACCAACGAAAGCCAATGCATCGAAGTCTTAAAGCGTGGCGGCAACGTTGCCGTGGTTTTCCGAAACGAATTACCAACGCATTGGAAAGGTTTTCCGGTCATCAACGGCGACGAAAACGACCTTCGATTCCTAGATCCGAAGGGTGTTGTCGTTGGTCTTAAGGCAAAGGGAAAAGCAAAGTCCGATACAACCGGTTTTGTTGTCGGTTGAACACGGGAGCGGACGGCGTCCGCTTCCCTTTCAGCTTACACCATCAAATCAAATAATCCCATGTTAAACCGATATCCCGGTCAGTGTGTCCAATGCCACGAATATGTCCCCTCAGGCCTTGGCACTGTCACAAAACGCAACCGCGCATGGCGCATTGATTGCAACGCATGCACCGGCCGCATGTCCGAAGACTCCGGTCTTGTCTGCGTCCGCACTTCCTCCGGTTGGACAGGCACTAGAAACGCGCGCGGCCGTTGTGAGGATGCCCCATGCTGCGGGTGCTGCACTTTCTAACCCTAAACCCAACGAACAAAACCCTATGCGACTTGTAGAATTCCTACGCGCGCGCGCCTTTGAAGAGCCGTTCCTGATGCATGCCGAAAAGTGGCAATATGTCACGATCCGCCGCGCGGATGGTGCGGAAGACATCGGTGTCTACCGCTTTGCAACGGATTTGTGTTACGATTATTCCGACTTCCGCGCGCATTTCAACCTGTCCTAAACCATCAAATCAAAACCATGAAAACCATTGACGATAGAAACGAAGAGCAAAAGAAAACCCATCTATGGGCGGTAGTCGCCAAGGACCGCGCAATGTCCTATTGGGGCGGCGCGAAGGGCGGTGTTTCGCGCTGCGCGTGGGCGGTGCCGCTCGCAGATCTGGACAAGGTAGACAGATGGGTGCGCGCGCGCTCTGACATGTCCTATGTGCGGCCGATTTCATTGGCCAGTTACCGCGCGCCAAAAGGAACGGCCCATCTTCATATTTACACTGTGGACGCAAATCATCCCGCGCTAACAGCCTGACCCATCCTCCGCGCGCCATGCGAAAGCGTGACGCGAAAGGGTAGGCCAATCTATCCGCAATCAATTCCGAATCATGAATCCAAAATTGCTCCCCATCCTGCAACGCATCATCGCGCGCGATTCTGTTCTCCGCGCATTCGAAGCCAACAATCTTCCGCAATCCGCGCTGTTCTATGTGCGCCGGAACTATCTTTTCGCCGATGGTTTCAGCGAGGACGAACAGGACTTACTGGAAGAACTGCCCCCGCTTGCCGACAACCTTCGCGAATCCTTCCGCGCGGACTCATCCCCTGACGCGTCGCGATACTATCTTTTCGAGGACGATTCACTCCTGATTGTCACGAACGCCTATCAGCAAGTCTGGGCGGACGCGCGGGACTTCGCTATCGAATGCATCCTTCCGCTCATGCGCCTTGATCTAATGGACGCAGAACTCCTCCGCGCCATTGATTCGGACCACGTTATCGAATCCATTCGCGACGACTTTTTCCACACGTTCGCGGAAACGCTTCATCGGCAATGCCGCATCCCGCATTGCGACGCGCGCGGACATTGGAATGCTTATGCTCGGCAATTAAGCGCGACGGAATCCGAATCGGTCGAGCTTGGCGGACGCGAATCCGGCGCACGCGAGGGGCAGTTATTTGCCGAAACCTTTACGCGCGAAACCGCCAACGCCTAATCATCCCATGCGATACAAAATTCAACTCCTAACCTCAACCGGCGGCTGGTCAGACCTCCGCGAATCCTGCAACGGCGAAACCTACGAAACCTGTTTATTCCCAACGCGCAACGCCGCCCTTGCCGCGCGCGAGGAGTTTGGCGAACTGTCCGAATTCCTCGAAACGACGCGCATCGTAACAGCCGAAACTCCCGAAACCGAGAATATCTACGCATGAAATCCGCCCACACCCCCGGCCCTTGGCGGCAAACCGGACCGAATGTCCGCGCAGGCGACGCTCTGATTTGCTACGCAATGAACCATCACGCAAACGCGGAAACGCCTGAGCCTGAGAAGCTGGCGAACGCTCGCCTGATATCTTGCGCGCCTCAAATGCTCATTGCTCTGCAACGCCTCACGCACCCAATGGCCGACGACGACGATCTAGACTACGCTCGCGAGGTAATCGCGAAAGCGAAGGGGGGACAGCAATGAGAATACATCGGCACAAAATCTATCTTCGCATCGACCGCCCATTCTCCGGTTCGGTCGAATCCGACAAGCCAAATCCCCGCGCGCATGGCTGGGTGACGCAGGAACAAGTCTGCCGGTGCGGCGCAAAGCGGTTCGTCAATGTCAACCAGCAGGAAGCCGAACTCGGACATTGGCAAACCGAGTCCTGATCCGTTAAACCGGGGGTGCGCGCATCCGTCCCACGCGCAAACGAGAATAAAATCATGCATCCACTCCTTTTATCCGCCCTTATCCAGATCGAATCCGGCGGCAATGACCTAGCCAAAGGCCGGCACGGCGAACTTGGCGCGCTTCAGATCAAGCCGATCATGGTCCGAGACATCAATCGGATCATGGGAACATCCTACACCCACGCGCAGGTAACCAACCGCGCCATTTCGACCTTCATCGCGGAATCCTACTTCGCGCACTACGGACGCAATCTCAGCGACGAAAGTCTCGCTCGGCTCTGGCAAGGTGGGCCAAAAGGTCTTAGAAGGTCATTCACGCGTGCGTACGGAAAACGCGTCATGCGAAAACTTGATGCACTCGAAAACTCAGCGCGCGAACAAACCGAAAACCATCACCTGACGAAGAAATGAAACTAACCATCCAGTCCAAACAGAACGCCCAAACGATCATCGACCTGTTCAACGCGGTCATCAACGGCGAGGTGCAGGAACACGGCGCGCAGCCGCTCTCGATCTACGACGACGAGAAGCACATTTGCAGCATCGTCGCCGCGAACGGCGAGCAGATCCTTGAGCTGATCATCGAGCGGGAGGAAGGGGATAAGGTCATCCAGCAATGCGGAGAACCGGAGATGCTCTAATGACAACCGCGAAAAGGAAGATAAAGAAGCGCAGCACTCTGAATCCGCTGCGGCAGTCGCCCATTGAGGCCAATTACTGGATAGTACGCGAGGAGCCGTGCGCGCATGAATCGGTGCATTACATCGCGTCATCGCTCGCTTACATGGGTGCGAGCTTCCACAATTCGATCATGAGCGAGGGTGCTGTTCGCCTGAACCTTGCCACGCTCATCGCATCCGTGCTTGAAGACTCCCTGTTCTACGCGCGCATGTATCAGGACCAATGTCCCGAAGGTAAGAAGCGGCGGCAGCAAATGATCGACGACGCAACGAGCATGATCCGCGAATTCAAAACCGGAAAACCATGAGCAGCACTAACCGCAATCTCTTCGCACCGCCGATCTTCAAAGTTCAGATATCCGGCGCGATTGGCTGGAGCGACTTAAAGCAGCGCGTTGTCAGCTTCCGCACCATCGAATACGCGACGCGCAAGGAAGCGGAAGCGGCGGCGAAGGAACTCAATCCCGGCGAGTACACGCAGGGGCGGATTCGTGTTGTCCCGGTCGAGATGCCGGAGGATTACGATGTCTATCCCGTACCTGAGCGGACGAAGGCTAACCCGTGAGAACAATTAGAGAACTTCTGTCCGATATCGACGATGAGCTTCTGCTCATGGACGGCTTCGATGATTGCATCATCGGGATATGCCATAGCTTCGGCGGCGAGCCGGTCGTCGCCTACGACTACGAGAAGGTCATCGCGCAGCTTCAAAGCCACGGCATGACCTACGATGAAGCGGTCGAGTACCATGAGTTCAATCAGGCCGGAGCATACGTCGGCGAGCTGACCCCGGTCTTCATCGTACGCATCGAAAATCCAAAATCCGCCGGATAACTTCTTATCCAGCAAGAGTAGGCCATCCATCCCCATTCCAGCGCATCCAAAACCATGTCATTTCATCGATTCGATTCCGGCGTCGCGTCTACCGCATCCGCTACCAACACATCATCCGACAATCAAAACGCGCCATTGAGGCGTTTAGAGCGTCTAGCAAGCATTCGAAACGAGCGATTGAACAGTCTTGGAGGGGCGGAATTCCGCCGATGCTCGCGTCCGCCCCGTCAGGAGGCGGTGCAAGCGAAGCAGCGAAAAGCGGAATTCAACTCCCTATTTATTGGGAGTTTAGTCTCCCAATAGGGGAGGGAGTAGTGGTTATGCTAACTTTCTGAGAGGCGAAAGTGGTACCTCTAAAAGTTACTTGCCAGTGTCGAAACAAAATCGTAAATTGAATTTGATATGAGTTATCTAGCCAACGGTTCAACCCACCGCAGCATGTTCCGGCTCATGCCGCCGCTGCATCACGACGCCGACCCTAATCGCTCGCAGGTTGTGGCCCACATCATGGCCAACATGCAGTGCGACATCGGTCGGGCGATTGCCGCATTCGCCTCAATGCGAAACCCGAAGAGCCGAGTCCTTGTCTACGACCACATCCACCGCATGTGGAAGGGGTGCGACTGGCAACCGAGCGACGAGGACAGCGCGAAAGGAATGGTCTTGAGCGAGCTGCGCGCCTTGCAGCGTCGTGTTGCCGCGATGGATTCGGAACTCCGCAAGGCGACGAAGGAAATCAAAAGGCTGAGCAAAAAGTCGTCCACTAATCGCTCAAAAGACGATTCCGATGATTCTTCCGATGGTTATTGGACGGATGAACTGAAGAAAGCATTGGGAACAGAGGACTCCAGCTTGAAGTCCATGATCAATCAGGCATGGAGCTGAAAAAAACTTTCGATTTGCCATTGACTCTACTCCAGACAACTGCAACACTACGTCCGCAACAATGACCAATTTTCTGCAATCGGGAATACAGACGCCGGAGAACGGCGTAGGGGGTTTTATTGGATTTTATTCCCTGATTTAACACCCGATTGCAGTCGAATTTCGATGAAAGTTTACACCGCCAAAGATACGGCAGCGATGCTCCAGATTTGCACCGAGACGCTACGGCGAATCGTTCGCAATGATGGCATCCAGCACCGAAGAATTGGCCGACGCATTTTGTTCACGGAAGCCGACATCGCCGCGATTCTTGAGAGTCGAGCAATGACCGGAGCCGTGAACCCGTACGCACCGAGAAAACCAAAACAACAGACAGCGAATACAAATGACAGCAACCACAGCACACTGACGGTAGCAGTACCGTCCCAATCAACGCAGCCACTAACCACGCAGCAGCCTGACGGCGAGTTCTATTCCCAAGCATGCACCTCGCTTGATTCAGTCAAGCAGCTTGGCGACTGGATAGCGCACTCCGGCATGTTCGGAGCGACGAAACCCGAGCAGGGATATGTCCTCGCTTTGGAGTGCATCGCTAGCAAGCAGACTCCTCTTAGCTGGAAGAAGTCTAATCACCTGATCAATGGCAACATCACGATGAAGAGCGAGTCGATGCTCGCCGGATTGATGGATGCCGGTTGGGATATCGACTGGATTCAGTTCGATGCGTCCGCAGCCATTGCGGATTTCAGCAAGGGTGCGAAGAAGGTCCGCGTTTCATTCACCGCAGATGATGCGAAGCAAGCTGGCCTAATCCCCGCAAAGCCAGGAAGCGGCTGGGCGAAGTTCCCCGCTGAGATGCTCCGTGCGCGCCTGATCAGCAAGGCAACTCGCATGCTCGATCCGCGCATTACTCAAGGTCGTTACAGCCCTGAAGAAATCGCCGACATCTCCAATACCTCACCAACACCCGCCCAACCCGCACCGACGCGCCAGACGGTCAATGTGACGCCGGAATCGACCTTCTCGCTCGTTGAGAAGCTGGAGCAGATTCTTGAGCCACATTCTGAGGCGGCGAATGCGTTCCTGCTCTCCAAGAACCTCATCAAGCCCGACCAGAACTTCCGCGATGTCTCCACCAAGGTGGCCAACATGATCATCGCCGATGCGGATGGTTTCATCTCCAAGGCTAAGGCGTTCGCCAACACCCCGACCGAATGAGCATTCTAAACCGCCACGTTAATTTCGACATGCCAGCGGAGAAGTATCATGCGGTCGATGCTCTCTCGAAAAGCATGATGTCCAAGATCCTCAAGTCACCGGCACATTACAAAGCCGCACTGGATGAGCATCAGGAGCCGACGAAGGCCATGCAGATGGGTACGGCGATTCACACCGCTGTTCTGGAGCCGCACCTGTACTCGCAGGTTGTCGCCGTCATCCCGCCGGATATCGACGGTCGTACCAAGGAAGGCAAAGCATGGAAGGAGATGCACAAGTCTCGCATCCATCTGACGCATGCTGAAGACATCGATGTGCAGGGTGTCGCGAACAGCGTCCGCCGCCACCCGTTCTGGGACATCACGCATCTGGAGAACAAGATCGAGGCATCGGTCTTCGCTGAGGACGAACAGACTGGCCTACCTCTCAAAGCTCGTCCCGACATGTGGGTCGAGGATCATACGCTGATCGATGTGAAGACGACCGACGACGCGTCGCCGGAAGCCTTCAGCCGAACGATTGGCACCTTCGCCTATCACGTTCAGGCCGCTCACTATCTGGCCATGACCGGAGCGGAGAACTTCATCTTCGTTGCGGTCGAGCGTAAGGCACCGTACGCGATTGGCATCTACAAGCTCGATGCCGAATGGCTTCAGGCCGGTGAGAACCTTCGACGCAAGGCTATCTCGACGCTGCATGAGTGCCGCGCACTGGACAGTTGGCCAGCCTATCCGACTGCTACCATCACACTTTCATGCCCAAAATGGGTGCTGAATAAATCGGAAAACTAAACCAAAATCGAAACCTAACAATTATGTTCCAAGTAAACCGTAAGGATGCCGGAGGCCGATACATTGATGCCGAAGGCGAGTACACCGTCACCCTCACTAAGGTTGAGGAGAATCTCGATCCGAAGGGCCGCGAGGTCTGCAAGGTGACGTTCACGACCGGCGACGGTGCCAGCATCACCGACCGTTTTCTCAATCAGGAGAACACATGGTTCCGCGTGAACCAGCTCGTCGCCGCCACAAACCACAATGTTCCAGACGGAACTCAGGTTGACTTCCTCGGCGTAAAGGGTAGCTACGCCAACTTCCTGAAGTCGATGATCGGTCTGGAGTTGGTCATCACGACTCGATTCGAGGAGTACGAGTTCAACGGCGAAAAGAAGAAGACTCTTCGCCTCAAAGGAATGAAGGCTGTTGCCCATGTCGCCCCTGAGGAGAAGCCGTTCTAAGCACTCTCAGCACGGAGGGGAGCGCATTCCGCGATAACGCTCGCAACCAACCAGAGAATTCAAAATCGTATCCATGAACGTCAGACTTGTAGCTATCACAAAACCAACCATCGGCGACGGAACAATGACCGCCTCCGACTTCATCACGTTCGCCGCCCGTGTCAGCAATCCGTCGAACCAGATGAGCCTTCTCACCGCTCCGAAACTGCTGGCCTACTGCATCAAGCACGGCCATTGGAGCATCTTCGAACAGGCCAGCATGACGGTCGAGATTCAGACCAGTCGCGCTATCTCCGCCCAGATCCTGCGCCATCGCTCGTTCTGCTTTCAGGAGTTCAGCCAGCGATATGCGCCAATCGATGCGGCAGAGCCGGTCGAGCTTCGTACGCAGGACCGAGCGAATCGCCAGGGAAGTGGAGATGTCTATCCGCAGGAGTGGGCCAATGAGGTTGTCGCCAAGTCGGTTGATCTGGCGTTTAGGACGTATCGCACTCTGCTTCAGGAGGGCGTGAGCCGCGAGACTGCGCGAATGGTTCTTCCGCTCTGTACGCAGACGACGCTCTACATGACCGGCAACATCCGCTCATGGATTCACTACTTCGACCAGCGGTGCGCGAAAGGAACTCAGAAGGAGCATCGCGACATCGCAACTGCCATCCGCGATACGATCTTCGCCAAGGAGTTCTCCGTCATCCACCAAGCTATTGAGGAGGCGAAATGACCACACTACACGAAACCGAGGAAACAATCCGCATCACATTCAAAGGACTCCTGTCCATCTATCTGCCAGAACAGACGATGAATGAGGTGTACAACTCAATCGAACTGTCCTGCCGACGGAATGGCTGGGGCATCGCAATCGACGAGAGCAACCGATTGGACTTCGTTCCGATGGCGAAAGTGGAGGAGGCGAAATGAGCGAAGAACTATTGAACAAGCTGCTGGAATACATCGACGCAGCAATCGACGCAAAATCCGAACAAGCGAGAGAATCGTCTGACGGAGGTTTGATCGAGCAGTGTGTAAAATATCGTGTAAAAGATGAGTTGTTTGAGCTGATGAAGAAGGAGGCCAATCTGTGAAGTACCGCAAGAAACCCGTGGTAATTGAAGCGACGCAATGGTTCAAGAATGGCGATCATCCGGCAGTAGTAAATCTGGATGGACTGCCCACTGAAAATGGATGGGTAGAGACTCTTGAAGGAGGCCATGTAGTTAGACCCGGCGACTGGATCATCACTGGCGTGAAGGGAGAACACTATCCGTGCAAGCCTGATATATTCGCAGCCACCTACCAGATGGTGGAGGAGGCGAAATGAACCATATTGGTGACACCAACAAAATGGTCGATACGCCGAGGACGGATGAAGCGCAGTTTGGAACCGGACGAGTGAGTGTCGATTTTGCTCGCAGGCTGGAACGCGAACTCAACGCAGCCAATGACCGCATCAAGCGGCTGGAGGAGGCGGGTGATGCATTAGCCAACAACCACAATCCATTTACATTCATCGACTGGCAACGGGCCAAGGAGGCCAAGCTGTGAGAACCCCAATCGAAATACTGGTAAAGGCCATGCACATTCTTGCCAACGACATCCAGTCAGACGATGGCGTAGCAAACGCTGCAATCTACGAAGCTGCCCAGCGCTTGGAAGAACAGAACCAGCGCATCAAGCGGCTGGAGGAGCAGCTTATGGAGTCGAAAAACAAGTACGCTGTGCTGGTTGCTGACGTTGTTCTGAACGAGGACAGGGCCGAGCGGATCAAACAACTGGAAGAGGAGAACGACGCAATGCGAGCGGATCTTCTGCTGTGGCGTGAGCAGGAGGCCAAGCTGTGAGAACCCTACCCGACAGCTTCTGTGTCGCCTTCGTCTACAAGCACCGAATAACCAGCGAGGTGCTTGTGGTGGACATCGACCGCGCGCGTGAACTCGACGCAGCCAGACCATACTGGCAGCACGTTTCCACGGTGGACCCCATCATCATCCTGCAACTCATCGTCAAAGCGAAGGGACGGGAGCGCAGCAAGATCATCAAAGAACTGAGCGAGAAACCATGAGATCAGCCAAAGAAATACAGCGCGAAGGCGACGGGCTGCGTGTGCTGGCACGCGGCGAGGTCGGTGCAGCCTTCCGGGCGGCACGGGCCAAGAAGATTGAGTTCACGTCCTACTGGACACGCAAACGCGGAAAGGCAACCAAGTGAACGACAAGAAAACCATTGAGACGATGATGGAATACGGAGGCAGCTTTGTGCGGAAACTAGGTGCCGCGGCCCTTGTGGCCGATACGGAGAACCTAGCTAAGATCAAGCAGACATGGCCCGACTATTGGGCGCAGTACAGCCGGATGGCGAAACAGCTTTCGGAGGTCGAAAAACAGGCCTCCAAGTAAACAACAACAACAACACGTAAGACGACACATGATAATCAGCGCAAGCGGCGGTAAGAAAGAGTACGCACCGTGCCCCGAGTATACGGGCAAGGCGGTGTGTGTGGACGTGACTCCACTCAAGGAGTACGAGACCGAGTACGGCACCAAGAAGAAGTTCAAGTTCGCATTTGAGATCGACTTGATCGACGACACCCGCGACCCGGTGCAGCCGTGGGTAGTGTTCACCAAGCCAATGGTGCCTTCATTGCACGAGAAGGCAGCGTTGACAAAGTTCCTCAAGGACTGGTTTGGGCGGAAGCTGAACGAGCAAGAGAACAAGTCGCTCGACCTAGAGAGCCTGATTGGCAAGTCCTGCAGCATCGTGATCGCTCACGAGGAGTCGATGGACGGCACCAAGGTGTACGCCAACATCAAGCTCATCATGCCGCTGAAGAGCGGCGAGCTGAAGCCGTCGGGCCAGTGGGTACGCCTGCAGGACAGGCCTCCCCGGGATGACGACAAGGTCGTTACCATTAGGCCCGATGGTTCTACCAACCGCCCGACCGACATCCTGAAGACTCAGGTGCACGTGGGTAAGTTCCGCGGCGTCCCGCTGTGCGACCTGAACGACATCTCGGTGGGCCAGCTTTCCGAGCACTGGATCCCGAAGGCCATGGCGGACAAGAATCCTAGCGCCCAAGACAAGCAGTTGATCCAAGCCATCAACGCCCGTCTGGAAGCAATCAAGGCTGCGAACAAGGAGATCACAGCAGATGACGACATCCCATTCTGAGCCTAAGCATCAGCGCAAGCCGTACTGTAAGCTCAAGCACCTAGTGCCCAGCGTAGTCCAGATGCGCTCAGAAGGCCTTACCATGCAGGAGATTGGCAACAGGCTGAACCTGTCTCGCCAACGCATCCATCAGGTCATCGAGAGTGCCAAGGACATGGAGGAGACCCTGCGTCTGTGGGGCTTCCCATTCACCAACCGCACCTTCCGAGTGCTTGAGGATCTGTGCATCAAGAGCAAGGATGAGGCGCTGGCGCTCTACAAGAGCGGCCACCTGTACCCGGGATCCGTCTGGTCATTCGGATGGAAATCCTACGAAGAGATTTGCGAGTGGCTGGAAGTTCAGCCGCTCGACCGTAAGCCCAAACGCGGTATCTGCTGCATCCACTGCGGCAAGCCTACGTAAACACTCTCCGGTGACCTGTAGTCATCGGTGATTCATGGTTAAGCAAGCCGGGGGTGCGCATCGGCGGACAAACGCACAAACTTTCCAATGAAACTCAATCTCAGCGCGGAGCGCATTGCGCAGCTCTGTGCGCCTCCAGCAGGCTACGTGAGGCCAGCACCAGCTCCGGAGCCACCGAAGCCTCCAAAGCCTCTCAATCAGCCTCGTAAGACCAAGAAACAGCATCCCGACAGGAAGTACGCAATCAAGCAGGAGACCATCGACAAGATCCAGAAATGGAGGAAGACCCACAAGTGGCACAACTACCGCGAGATCGCGGAGCACTTTGGTGTCGGACTCAACACAGCCTACTACGCACTCAACCGCCCCAAACCCAATGCCAGCAAACCCTAACATCTACTTCGACATCGAGACAGGCCCGTTACCGTTATCGGAGCTTGTTATACCGCCGTTTGATCCAGCCGCGGTCAAACTGGGCAACACTAAGAACCCCGACCTGATCGCAGAGAAGATCCAGCGTGCCGAGGAGTCGCACACCGCGGACTACATCCGGAGCGCAGCATTGGATGCACTGAGCGGACAGGTGCTGTGCATCGGATACCGCATCGAACACCAGCAGGCCGGAGTCTTCTCGTCGGAGCCCGGTGGTGAGGCTGCTATGCTGCGGGAGTGGTGGAATCTCCTGACATACTACGAGCGCAACCCGAAGCTCATTGGGTTCAACGTGAAACCTTTTGACCTGCCGTTCCTGATAAAGCGCAGTTGGAAGCATCGGATTCAGGTGCCCTACTGGCTGCGTCAGGGGCGCTATTGGAACGATCTTGTGATCGACCTGCGTGAGGTGTGGCAGCTCGGGGACAACCGTGCCCACGGCAGTCTGGCAGCGATCAGCAGGCACCTAGGCCTCGGGGAGAAGGCAGGCAACGGCGCGGACTTTTCGACGCTGTGGAATACCAACCGTCAAGCGGCACTTGACTATTGCCGGCGGGACGTCGAGCTGACGCAGAAGGTGGCGGATATCCTGATACCGGCGTACTGACCCTAGACAGAGTTCAGGCTATCCGATAGGGAGAGCCCGTCGACGTGAGCTGTAGGAGGTGAGCGTCGAAACCATCTGAAGGACATGACAACTTTTATCCCCACCACCACAGGCATTCGCAGTTCCTTCCTGCGATCTCCTACCCTGTGTCTGGTGGGGATTTCCGTTTGATACATGATAATTGAACCCGACTTCCTAGATCACTGGAAGACACGTCTGTTGATGCGGCTACTCGACGCCGAATCAGCGCCAAACTACGTCATTCGACTCTGGTCTCACTGCCAGACCAGAAAGACAAACAAGTTCCCAGAATGGAACCCGGCAATACTGGCATCGGTTTGTCGATGGTCCGGTGATGCTGATCAGTTCTGGTCTGCGATGATGCAGACATTCTGCCGGTGTGAAGATGGACACGTGGTTGCCCATCAATGGGACGAAGTAAACGCCAGCCTCATTGCCGCTTGGTCAAATGGAGGCAAAGGAGGACGCCCAAAGAAACCCACAGGTAACCCACGGGTTAACCCAGAATCGAATCCGGTTAACCCACAGATAACCCATGGGGTAACCGATAGAGAAGATAGAGAAGAAAATAGAGAGAAGACACAGGCTCCAAAGTCGCCACGCCAGCGTTTCGTTAAACCTTCACTTGAAGATGTTCAGGCTCAATGCAAAGAAATCGGCCTTTCAGTGTCCGAGGCAATCAAGTTTATTTTATATTACGAATCCAAAGGTTGGATCGTTGGCAAAACATTGATGAAGTGTTGGAAGTCAGCTCTTATAAGATGGAAACTAAGGCGTGATGAAAGTCTTAATCTTTCTATGTCAGAGCCTACTGTTAAAAAGGAAATTAACCTCAAAGACAGCCTATGAGCAACGATGTCTACTATCCGGAAGAGGATGAATACGGTTTAATCGGTGCCTGCCTTTCAGGGTGTATTGATACCTGCTCGGATGCATTGTCTGATGTTAGGAGCGAATGGATTCAAAAGGATGAACTGCGTCTGACATTCGATGTGATTAAACTGATGGTGCAGCAGAGCAACCTTCCAAACATCAGCGAGCTCGGTAAATCATGGAAGAAGGCCTACGGACAGTTGCCGATACCTTTCGAGGCTTGGAACCGTGCGATGGAGGTCTGCCCGTCACCGGCAAACCTTCCGTACTACGTCAAAGGCATCACCGACGCTGCCCATAGGCGCAAGCTGCGTGACGCTGGGGATCGCTTGGTACGCGAGTCCGCTATGTTGACCCTCCAGCCTGATCAAATCGTCTCTAATGCGGAAGCAGGGCTCAGCATTGAGGTTTCCAAGGAGATGCTCTCAACCTCGAAACAGGTTGCAGGCAACTTCATCGACCAGATGCAGGAGAGGTTCAGCCGGAAAGGCACGCTTTCAGGAATCACCACCGGCTTCCATTGGCTCGACCAAAAGACTGATGGCCTGCAGCTCAGAGAAATGGCGATCATTGCGGCAAGACCCAGCATCGGTAAAACAGCCATTGCAATCGCCATTGCTGAAGCTGCCGCTGTCAGGGCAAAGGTTCCGACACTATTCATATCATTAGAGATGTCTAAGGAAGCAATCTTCCGTAGATGTGTTTCTACAATGGGCAGTGTTAATATGCAGTCGTTGAAGAGTGGTGATCTCAACGAAGGAGATATGAAGTCTATGAGCAAGGCTGCTGGTAAGTTAGCTAACAGCAATCTGTGGTTCCTAGATGGATCAAGCTCACAAAGCATTTCCAGCATCACGGCCAATGTGCGCCGAGCGGTACGCAAGCATGGCATCAAGTTGGTGATTGTGGATTACCTGCAAAAGGTTAAATCAGCCGACCGTGCCGAGAAGAGAACCTACGAAGTGGCTGAGGTTTCAGGCAAATTGAAGGACATCGCGGTGCAAACGAATGTTGCAATGCTCTGCCTTGCGCAGCTAAACAGAGAGAATGAAAAGGAAAAAGGCAGACAGCCGAAACTGACTGACCTTGCTGACTCCGGACAGATTGAACGTGATGCGGACTTGGTTATGCTCCTGAGCAGAGACAGGTCAGAACCTTCAGGAGAAGCAGCCATCATCATTGCGAAACAACGTGACGGTGAATGCGGCGTTGTTAAACTATGGTACGAAGGCCAGTACTGCCGTTTCACCGACCCTTCACCGATTTACTAAATGAGACCCAAGTACGATCTGGATCGTGCCAAGCTACTGAACGATGCCCCGGCACTGATCAAGAAGGCCATCGCTGCCGGCTGGATGTCCTACCCGGTAGGCCAGAAGTACCTGCAGGATGGTTCGTTAGACCCCATGCTGCTCGAAACGGAGCGCATCATCGAACAGAAGTACACCCCGCAGCTCTGCAGGATGGCTTACGATCTACGTGAGCAGGGCATGACACTTGATGAGGTCACAGAGGCCTGTGGCGTATCCCGCGGTTCCATCGTTTACCTCATCAGCAAAGGCCACGAGCAGTTCCTCACCGAGCAACGCACCAAAGATTGATATGGCAGACACAAACAACACAGAGTCGCCCCAGATGGACGACCCGTTCCTATACGCACCAAAGCCCAACTCGACAGTGAAGGAGGCTACCCAGTCGGGTACTAGGCCTTCCATCCATGTAAGCCTGTATGCCTATGGCGGCATCTCAGCGGCCTGCCTGATGTCTTGGGTAGGCCTAGCTGCCAACTTCAGCCGTAGCGACCGCCAGACTGATCTACGGGCAATCCGTGAGGACGCACTGATCTCCCGCAGTCGCTGCAGGGCTACCAAGTGGTTCCTAGACTCCGGCAAGGACGTCTGGGTGCAGGTGGACCATGACATCGAGTTCGACCCGGCGGATATCATCAGAATGGCGGAGCTTGCCCACGAGAAGCAGGCTACCGTGTGCATCCCCTATCCCTGCCGCACCATTCCGCCTAGGCCGGCCCTGCGTCCGATAACCGAGCATCTGACAGCCTTGAAGCATCAGGTGAATGATGCAGAGTGCGCTACCGAGCTTGTGCCGATCCGGATGTTCGCAAGCGGATGCCTCGCAATCCCTCGACGTTGCCTTATAGGCGCACTTGATACGCTCGGAGGGTCAGGAGTGCAGACACCGTATAAAGTCGACTGGTGCAAGGACGTGCAGGTCGAGGAGTTCCCGACCCTGTGGATGCCGTTCGCAGTGGATACCATGCCCGGGCAGTACGAGTACCTATCGGAGGACTACGCTGCCGCCATGCGGTTGTCGCTGTGCGATGTGCAGCACTACTCGATGAAACCAAGGAAACAGCTCCACCATTGGGGCGAGTTTCCGTACTCGTTCAAGCCTTATGCCGGCTGAGAAGAAACCAAAGAAACCTAGCCTGCATGATGTTGCTAGAGCTGCTGGTGTATATCCACACCACGCGCAGTTTGTTATGTCTGGCAAAGGAAAGGTTCCTGATGGTGTTAAAGAGAAAGTGCTAAAGGCTGCTGAAGAGATTGGTTATACTAAGAGCAACCATCCAAACCAGCATTTCAACTCTAAGCTAACACAAGAGAGAGCTGATGCTGTTGTTGATGGTATTGTGCAAAACAAGTCTCTTGAGAAGATAGCTGAAGAGACCGGGTTGTCGCAGCAGACAGCTTTTAAGTTAATTCGGGGAGTCAAGGTGCCATCGGATTACCCCGAGACTGAGGACGATTGGCGTAAGGACGTGACAGGGTTTCTGGAGGTTGCGATCTGGAAAGGCACCAAGAGACTGGCTGAATCCTCGATAATGTTGATCGATGATAGGACACTTCCCATCAGCATCGGCGTGCTGACGGACAAATTGTCAGTGATCAAAGGCCAGCCCACCAGCATCCACCTCGCTATGACAGCCTCTGTGAGCCACAGAGACCTCATGCGCGACATGAAAGAGCGCGATGTGACCCCCGTGAACGACGAGCAGACACCTGATCTGGTTTAGGTATCAGCCCGAAATGTCCTACCCCTACCGCGGCAGCACCACTGAAAACCACGCTTTTAGGCCTGTTTCGGGCACTCATGCCTACAATAGCAGTTATATTCACTTGGTGACGCAAACTAGCCGCAAACGCCCGTAAACATTGATCGAA